TGACTTTCTTAACCCTCGACCAATAGACTGAAGTGTTTTGATCTTGGACTTGCCTGGTGATGCAAAGATGATATTGTGAATGTTCTTGATGTTAACACCAGTAGAGAAGGTACCAGTTGACGCCACGATGATTGCATCTGTCTGTGTCTCTACCAGTTTACGTATTTCTTCGCGAACGTCACCGTCAACACCGCCATAGATGAAATGTATAGGTCTATCGCCAGCAGCATCATTGATTGCTTTATACAAGTCTTTGCCGTGCTTCTCCACGTATTGAAAAAGAAGTAGAGTATTACCTTTTAGAGATAGAGCAAGGTTCTTAACAAACTTGTTACGTGCTTGATTGCCAACAATGAAATCCATTTCCTGTTTGTAGTCATTGTCTTTGTTGACTTTACGAACTTCTTCTGCGTACTTTAAGACAAGTATCTTAATCTTCAGTTCGGCCAAATGCTTCTGTTCTATTAGATCAGCCGTTGATGCAACACGCTTTGCTGTACCAAATAGCCCTTCTAGTACCAGCTTATTCGTTTCAATGCCGTCTAGTGTACCAGTGAAACCAAACCGATGTTTGCAGTTGACAAGATTGTCCATGATTGCAGTAAGAGATTTAGCTTTGAAAAGATGACATTCATCACCCATTACCACATCATACTGTGAGAACCAAGACTTTGGTTGCTTATAGATTGACTGCCATGTTGAAATAGTAAACATAGCATTAGTCTTCTTATCAGCACCAGCAGTGATCTTGTGTACTAGTTCATCATAGCCATAAGACTTAAAATCATCTGCTAACTGATGAACCAAAGAAATAGTTGGTACAATGATTAGAGTTTTTTTAGCGTAATACTGTGCGATCATATAAATGATCAATGACTTACCAGAAGCGGTAGGAGACAGTAGGAGCGATCTTGTCTTACGTACTGCATGTGCCAGTGCAGCTAACTGGTAATCGCGTGGTGCGAACGGGAGGTTTAAGGATTGAGCAAAATCTTCAGCTTCCCTTAGTGAAAATGGTGTTTCGTTAAACTCATCACTAAACTGGACATCATATCCACGATTACGAGCGAATGCTAGAACGTTTTGAAACAATCCTGCATAGACGGTCTTTGTCATCACATTGAACAAACGAATCTTGCCGTCCCATAGTCTTTGTCTGACTAGAGGATGAAACTTGGCATTTGGTACCATGAACGTAAAGTATTCTGACAACTCCATAGCTAGACCGCTTTCACAGTCTACTCTGATGTGTACCTCGTTTACCTTTGTGATGTATAATGTGTCTGTCATTAGTTTCCGTTTTTAAATCTCTGCCACTCAATATAGTTGCGAACTATGAACCCACGCTCTGTGACGTTCTTGATGATCGACTCAAGCAATGCGGTCTTTTCTTTTTGATATGAAATCTTAAGTGTTAAGTTGATAATGTCTTGATCTGAATCGATATGCATCGGAATATCAGACTTAAGAATGGCGCGAGGATTTGGTTTCCATCCACTTTCTTCCAGTGTTTCTCGGTCTAGTGTACCCATGAAGTATTCAAACTTCAGGTGATACAACTGCTTATAATCTGCTTCTAACTTCCGAAGCTGTAGTCGTTCGTTTGAGAATACCTTGTAGTATTTATGATGTAGTTTTGGGATATTTACTGCAACCTGATCAATCGCAGTGGTATCAATCTCTGAGTCTTCTGCCCAGAGGTCATAGATTTCTTCAAGCTTCATTTCACTTCCTTATTACAAATGGCTTAGGTATCAGTCGTAAACACACTTTATGACTTAGGTATCAGTCATTATAGTCTGGTGTATGTGTACTCGCGATATGAAAACTCTGCTGTAGCCGTAACGTAGTTTACATCAGTTTCAGTGGAATCAAATCTGAAACCCGACAGTGAAATGGGGTTGACATCACTAAATGTGATCTTAAGATTTGGATTCATTGTACCATTCAATACAATCAAGTCCGCGTCTACCAGAACACCGAAACCGTTTGGTTGTGCATTCAATGCTGCATACTGATTAAAACTCTCTGGAGTACCAATACCAGTCATCCAGTCATAGATTTCAAAGTAGTTGTACATGTCTTCATCGATCTTGAATGTCAACGAGAATGTATCAAACGTCAATGGAGTACCTGGCAACTGTATCTTACCGAAAGGTGTCTGTTGATTTCTGCTAGTGCTTAGACTGATGCGAGGAAAATCAAAGCTTTGGGCAAAGTAGTCAACATTTGGATTCTTGGTGAGATTAAACTTATATCCAAGCGGGCTGAGAAAGTCGATTGATACAGGTTGAGTTGGATTTGTCATAAAACATCTTTCTTTTTGTATGGACCTCGTTTGATTCCAGTTCGCGCTAATCCGCTTTTTCTTCCTGCTTCCTTCATCAATTCTTTTGGTCTAGATTTTTGTGCGATAGACTGTTTTTCTTTCCAAACATCACCCCTATTTCTTGCATTTTCCCTAAACGCGCATAGAGTAGCTTCCGAATACACTCCAGTTTTTCCTTTATTCCAGGGCTCTTTATCAAGTAGGATTTTAGATTTATTATCTTTCCATTCCTGAGTACGCTCGTATTTGCCCATTTTTGCGCTATTAGATTTAGGCTTCCTCATCTTCTGCCTGGTCTCTTCGGTGTGTTGCCATCCTGATATTCTGCCGCCGCTTATATTCTCTACGATCAGATTGGCCCATTCTTTAGATTCTACTATATTATTATCTTCGGAAAACTTGATTGCAAAATCTCTAGCTTCTTCCTCGTCATAAAACGAGAACAACTCTAACGTTTCTTGTTTAGAATTGTGTTTTTTTAGATGATCTTTCCAGTAGATTCCAGAACCCGTATATGATATGGGATCGGATCCCATTGTTTTACCGAAATATCTCAGTTCGCAGTGTGTGCATTTTTTCACATAAAGATGTATTGCCATGCTGTTACCTATCTGTTTTTACTTCACTATTTATATCAGATTCACCGTCAAATGTCTAGAGATTTATGCTTGACATTTTATGCGAATCGTGTAATATGATGATATAGACAGTGAAAGGAAAGATTATGAAAAAGGGCGAAATGCTAGGCAAAGTTCTCGTTCTAGCGACCAACGCACACAATGGCCAGTTTGATCGTGGTGGCACACCTTATATTCTGCATCCATTGAAGGTGATGCATTACCTGGAGACCACTGATGAAGAACTACAGTGCATTGCTTTGCTTCATGATGTCATTGAAGATACCAAGACAACCTGGAATGATCTGAAAGAGATTGGTTGCACTCAGCGAATCATCGATGCTGTAAAAGCTTTGACTAAGATGCCTGGTCAATCTTATGAAGAATATAAGGAAGCTGTGTTTAATAACGAAGATGCTATGCGAGTGAAGCTTGCTGATCTTCGCCACAACACCGACATTCGCAGGCTCAAGGGCATCAGCGAAAAGGACATTGCTCGTATGGCAAAGTACAATCAGTTCTATCTAGAGATTCAATACCATATTTCTGATTGACATTTATCGCGAATCTGTTATGATGAAAATATAGACAGTGAGAAAGGTTGATTCGTTATGTTTTATACTTTTAATCAAAACAACTCTGGTGGCCACTTTATGCACATTTCATCGCTCGGTATTGGTTTTGCCGTAGTCGTTGAAGCAGATTCGGCTGATGAAGCAAATATGCTTGCTGAGGACATCGGTATCTATTTCAAGGGCTGCGATGATGAACGCGATTGCTCCTGCTGTGGTGATCGTTGGTCGCGTGTTTGGGGTGATAGTGACGGCACTGAAACTCCTACCATGTATGGTAAGGGTGATCCTGTCAGGGGTGGTTGGGGCATTCCTAGCTATATTCACTACAAGAATGGCACTGTTGCTGATGTTGGAGATAAACGGTGAAAGTTACTATTGGTAAACCTGTTGAACCTGTTGAGGTTAATGTCAAGACTGTTTGTGTTCACGTTAAGGTTAGTGATGAAGGCTTTTATCAGTATCTTGATGATACGGGTGAAGTCGTTAAGGAACACGAAGGTTATCTTCCTTCGTTCTTTCCCGGAGACTACCATTGGGGCGATTATCTGATCTTGGATATTGATCTTGATACAGGTAAGATCATCAATTGGGACCCAGAACGGGTTCGCTCAGGTTTCGCGCGTGCTTTGGGTGTTGAAGAATGAAGCCACTCATTCACGCTAAAGTTTCGGTAAAACGTCATGGTGGTTGTGTAGAAGATTATCTGCCCATTCACAACTTTATCGACTCATCAAAGATTTCTATGCCAGATGTACGCCACCGTGCTATTCTGCATAGTTCATTTGGATGTTATCTCGCTGAACAGATGTTCGGTACATACATCACCAATGCTCAAGGCAAAGATGTGTCTGTACGCGACATTGCAGAAGAACACATTCAAGAAGACTTGGGCTTCATTCCCACTATTGAAAACTGGTTAGAAGAGATTCCACTAAAGCCTTGGATGTCTGGTGGAGCAAAGAAGCGTCGTGAAGAAAGGCTAGTTGACTGATGACTTATAGTAATCAAGAAATCTATGGAATGTTTCAAGAGGGAGAGTGCGCAATCATCGAACAAGGTAGTTGGATCGATGTCATCGAACAAGGTAGTTGGATCGATGGCGGTAAGCGTTCTTATCGCACTTCAGTTGTGAAGATTTATGCTAAGTTCTATGAGATTAAAGAATGTCGGTGGGGATCTTATTACACTGATTATGATTATGAAGATCCAGAAATCTATGAAGTTACTCCCAAAGAAGTTGTGATTACCAAAACTGTTTATGAAAGGATTAAGTGATGAGTGCTTTTGATAATATTACCAAGAAGATTGCTGAAAAGAATGCCGAAATCGATGCGCTTAAGAAGGCGTACATGAAGGAACTTCAGTCGTCATTCAATGAAATCATCAAGTTGTTCTTTGAGGAATGCCCCAAGGTTCAGGCTGTTGTTTGGTCGCAGTACACTCCATACTTCAACGATGGTGATGAATGCGTATTCCGTATCAATGAGCCGCATTTTATTGTTGATGGTTTTGATGTAGATGATCTGAAGGATCCTTATGAATACGAAGATGATGATGTATGCAAGACTTTGCAGTATAGCAGTTATCAGACTCTTGAAGAAATCCTGATTCGTTATAAAAATGAACTTGCTAAGCCAAGTGTAAGCGATTGGGTTAAAGGATACTATCCAACGTATATTGCTCAACTTGAAAAACAGATTGAAGATTTTCCTGGCTATAGTGATAAGATTTCTGCGTTTGTTAACTTGCTGAAGGATAACGAAGAAATGCTGAAGGAAGTCTATGGCGACCACGTTGCTGTTTATCTGACTCCTGAAAAGGTTATCGTTGAGGAATATAGTCACGATTAAGGGTTGACATTTTTAGCGAATCGTATATAGTGGGAATATAGAGAGCGAACGAGTGGTCTTTCGCAGATTGGCAGTCGCCTAAGTGGACTTCGCTCTCATATTTTTTTGGAGATTCGCTATGAAAGTTTTTGGTGCTGCTCTGTTCATTTTCGGCGGCCTTCTGATTGCTGGTTCTGCCAGTGCTGATGATTACTGGGAAGCATGTCGCCACGCTGTAGATTGTGTTGCAGGTGATCCTCCCACTGGTCTAGTACAAATCGCTGAGATGACTTTTGGATTGATCTTTGCTATCGTTGGATGTCGTTTTCTGATGCTTGGCTTTGATCAAGACTAATAAATATATCTATTAGAGGAGGTCATGATGTTGGTTAAGCAGTATTCTCTACCTACTTTTAAACAAGGATATCGTGCTATCTCCAATACACGAAGCGAACTTATGAAACGATATCGTGCTGGTCAGAAGTTGGATGTCGAAGAGAAAGACTGGCTGGACTGGTCTGATATCGCGCTGGATCAAACTAACTAAGCTTTATGCGCTGGTATGCCGCCTGACTTCTAATCAGGAGAAAGCTAACTGGACACATGGGGGTTCGAATCCCTCCCAGCGCACCAGATTCTATATTCAATATTTCTTAGGGCTTTTATTATGATTGAAGGGTTGAACTTATGTATTCGAAGCACCGAAACTATCAATAAAGGCATGGGCGGAAGAGATATGCCTTTGTATTATCTTAAAAAGTGTAAGACTGCACTTGAAGTTGCGACAGTCGCATTAGAAGAAGCATATGCTTCTGATGATGCAACAGAAATGCGACATATCATTTCTAATGCTCTGGAAGCTTTAAAGTGAAGCCAGCCGCTCATAACGGCTAGAAGGCGGGGCAGTACCGTCACGGAGTACCAAAAAAGAAAGTTTGTAAGGACCCTTAGCTTAGTAGGCTAAAGCATTCGACTTTTAATCGAAAGATCCTGGGTTCGAGTCCCAGAGGGTCCACCAAACTAAGTGAAGGTAATTTATGATCAAGATCATACTTGTTGTGATGTTAATTTCGGTTGCAATAGCTATCATCAACGGTATATGTGATAAGGATGATAATACTGCTGGTTGGAGTTAGCAACAAGGATACTGGTGAAAATCCAGGCGGGTCCACCAATTTAATGCGCGATTAACTCAGCGGTAGAGTGCTGTCCTGACTCGACAGATGCCGGAAGTTCGATCCTTCCATCGCGCACCAATATTATTGTGAAACTCTAAAAGCAGAACTTACACCCAAGGTAAACTTGTGTTCGCTATAGCCAATGTCAAACTGTAGATTCTGTTTCTTAGGTGGAACCCATGAAACATAGATGCCAGTTTTGACCTTTGTGTCATAGTAGACAGAAGGCATGATTGTAAGTGTATCTGTTGGTGTAAAGTTGTATTCAGTCACATATGTCTGTGAATGTTTAGCAATCTGAACATCTGTACCAAAGTAAAAGTATTTGTTAAAAACATACTTTGATGGCACTTCAATGAAAACACCATTGTTATTATCGTATCCTAGCTTGGCTGATAAGTCAAACTTGTGATTATAAATGATAGCATACTTTGCACCAAAGCTGGTGTTATCTTTGGATACTTCTAAGTCCTTTGCAATAGCCATTCTAAACTCATAACCATCAGTACCTATTTCAGCCTGAAAAGTTTTAAGTGGAATGACGTCAGCATCGATACCTACGCCTGGTCTATCAGCATTGATCTGTTGATCTTCCGCGAGTGCTGGAGCAGAGAACAGAAGTGTTAGTGCTACTATTACTGCTTTTGTTCTACGTAGCCACATCCTGCTTTGTCCTCATGGAGTGATGTTAGTTCGACATGCATTGCTTTGATTTCAGCAAACTCGGCCAAGATCGTTTCGTGATCTTGCTGGCTTCTAGCTTCTGTCTTTCTGGCTTGAACTTCTTGACCTACCATGATTACACTAAGTAGAACTAGTTGAAGAAATGTCTGTGCGATCCATGAGATTGTAGCTGCAAGCCCAGCGTGAATAGCGTCTGGTAGACTGATTAGAGCCAACAAAGCAAACGCATAAGCACACCACATGGTGCCTACTGTATCTGTAAGGGTCACTGCAACCATGTCGTTGAACTTAGTGATGTTATCTTTGATAGACATGATTATACTCCCTTTTTATTATTATTTATGATTTAGAGAGTTTGTGCGGGCGTGGGGGAATTGGTAGACCCGCGAGACTTAAAATCTTGTTGCTTCGGCAGTGCTGGTTCGATTCCAGTCGCCCGTACCAAATAAGTAACGAATACTGCCCTTTCGTCTAATGGTAGGACCACGCCCTTTGAAGGCGTTAATCTTGGTTCGAATCCAAGCGCTTGGATTAATCCAAGCGGGGCATCCAAAGTTTAAAGGGGAGTAGTTTTGCTACTCCCCCTTTTTTTATTTACGGATTGTCCAAGCGTCTGTAGCTAACTTGGGATCTTCTAGATATCTTGCTGGAATCCAGAAGTGGCCATCGTCGCCCCAGTCTGTTCCCCAAGAGTTGCGTACTTCATAGTATGGTTCTACTTTACCATCTGCACCATGCGCACTAGGATCAAAGTTATTATCATAACCAATGACTGTAACAGCATGACCACCTAAGCATTGTGTCCAGTATTCTGGCATTGAAATAACACCAGATTGTGCAACTTCTGGCGATTCGAAGTCTTGATAGATTTGAATGCCAATAATGAATGGGAATCCATCAGATAGACATTGACGATATTCGATACCACTACCATCTGCTAGAGATGAGTAAGCAGAAATCTTGTTCTCCAATGCTTCTTGAACTTCGATTGCAGGAGGAGCAACAGCGAACTTTGAGATATCGTATGGCCAATCTTTTTCTAGACCAACACCTTGTAGATTTAGAACCTTGATTGCATCGCGAAGAAATGCACCAGAGTCATGCTCGACTGTGCCTTCTAGAACTCGCTCTTGATAATAAAGTGCTAGTCTTGAATATGGACCACCATCATGAACAAAGGTAAAGGCTGCTGTGGCTGCTTGTGCAGAACAAGAACCTAGTTCGCCTTGATCGTATGGCTTTTCTTTAAACTTGCTTCTAAGACTGACCTTATCTGGTAAAGGTGCAGCTTTAGGAGCATGAATCGCACTAAACTTCCAGTCTCTAGGATCATATGGGTCTTTAATGTAACCATATTTTCTGGTAGGCATGTGCTTTCCTTTTCTTATGACATCGCTTCCTGTGCGATGATGTGAACACCAACGTTTGCTGCGTTAGATCCCGTTGTAATAGCAACAGTCAACTGGTCAGTTAGGTTACCAGCAACAGTGTTATAGAGTGGGAAGAAATATGATAGATCGATTTCTTGTAGACCAGAACCACCAGCAGGAGCAGTGAATGCAAACACAACTTCACCACCTATCATTGCTGTAGCCGAAACGTCTCTCATTGCAAACGAGTAGTTTGACCCAAGACCGATAGAGTTTACAGTAGCACCATTAGCGAATGTAATACCATTTGCCTGTGTGATTGTACCAGCAGTTGTGTTTGATGTTGTGGTGTTTGCTAGTGTGTAGAACTGCGCACCAGTCAATAGAATAGGGCTTGAAGTTGTTGACGTAATCAACTCAACAATACACTGAGCATCGGCTGATAGATACATCTTCTTTGGTAGTAGCTGACCACGATTGATTAAACCAATCTGGAAAGGAGTACCAGTCATGGATGCAGTATTTGCAATAGGTGCACCAGTGATAATATTGCCATATGTAATGACTGTTGAGTTACTTGAAGTGATACGTCCAGTTAACCCTGTGTTACTTGTTCCTTGTGCAGGGAAGTAAATGTGACGACCAGTAAGTGTATTATTAGTATACGTATTGACCTGAGCGCCAGTCTGTGTTACTGTAGCAGGAGCAGACATTGTATATGCTGTTGTGTTCACAAAAGATGTTACTGTAGTAGCAGGAATGCCCGTTAAGTTTGATGTAACAGTTTGCCCAACATAAACGTTTGCTGTACTACCAGAAGTGATAACAACAATATTATTACCAGAAGTATAGTTACCAATCAATGATGATGTTTGAACACCATCAAATGAGGTATTTGCTGTTGTAAAATAAAGTGTTGAGTTTGTGCTTGTTGAGTTGATGGCATTGTATGTTCCGTTGCCGCTCATTTCAATAGTTGCCATAGGGCGACTGGCCATAGTAAGAACAGGATAACGAGCAGTAGATCCAGAAACCGTTCTCTTAGGTGCAGTGTTTGACATACCATACGGATAAGTAAATCCGCGTTGGTCATCTTGACCACCTTCAATAACAACAGAAACACCATAGTGGAACATATCATTCTGTGAAGCAGTTACGCCAAGATTGCGCTGTTCATAACGAACTGGAAGGTTACCAGTACGTGACCATGGGCTTTCTTGTGCTGGAATAACAATGTTTCCAGTTTGTGGATTTGTCGTATTGATCGGACCTTTATTGCCGAAACCGATGTAATGTAGAACAATCCATTCACCATTGATGACTACACCCCAGCGTACCATACCAGCCCCGTACCAAGTATATTCTTGCCAGACCATCTGAATGCGCGACCAATCAAGAGAGTTGATTGTAGCCTGATCACCATTCCATGCTGGAAGAGGAACGCGATAGTCTGTTGGAACACCTGAGTTGGTGCCGTGATTTACTACACCTGCTTGATTGACATCTGATCTGACAACACAAAACATACCAAATGGATTGGCTTGTGTTGTGAACTGATAGCTGGTACCAGTTGTCGTTGAAGTTGTTGGTGAACTGATAGCAACTGCGGTACTATTGATGATATTTTGCACAACTGTTGTATATGGAATGTTTAATGTTCCATTAGTATCTTTAACAGTAACACTTGGATTGATGTTTGGTCCAGTTACTGGCATACCAATGTACATAGTAGCAGTGCTTGACAAACCAGTAATAAGATTTGAGTTTGCTGTACTGTTACCGGTAAATGCCGTAATAGAGTTTGCATACACAGGATCACCTTGTTCCAGGAACACACCATTGCCATCATCGAAGAAACCTACGCGCTGGCGCTGATTTGTTTGTGCTGTACCAAAGTTCAAAGCAGTTGACATGATCATAGTCTTGCCTGGCTGATAACGGTGATATGGGCGTGTCTGGCGAATAGTTACATCACCACCTGCTGTACCAAGGCGCATACGAACACCACCAGAGCCTGGTAGTTGCTGAATAGAAGAGTTGCTAGATGGACTAATAACATAGTTTTCCCAGCGCATTGGCTGCGCGCCATATTCAAAGTCTGCTTCGTAAATATTCTGGTGACGCGAAGTGCGAACGCGCCCTAGATTGTCCATCGAACCAAAAGTTGGTTTAGATGAGATACCTACTGGCTGAATTACAGAATTGTTTGCTGGTGTTTTAAATGTCATGAAAATCTCCTAATACACGCATAAGTCATTTGATACTGTATTTATATCAACAGATCATTAGACATAAAGAAAGGGGGAGAACCTTTCGATTCTCCCCCGAAGGTTTGTAATATATTTTATGTTATAGATTACTTATGTAGATTCGACTTTTGATTTTCTAATCTGTTTGTATCCTGGTGTATTGCCACGTTGCTTTCTGCCTTCAGCGTATGCAAGTTTCAAAGATTCAGATTTCTTTCTCTTGGTTTCTTCTGATTGCTTTTTGCCTTTTTGTGCATTGCTCATATTAACAAGCATCTCTGGTGTTTTGATGTATGATCGAGAACGTTTAGTTTCTTTGATTTTATCTTTTACTTCCTGTGATCTAGGTCCGTTTGATTTGCCTCTTTTGGCTTCTGATATCTTTTGACCTACTGTTTTTATTTTATCTTCCTCTGTTGTCCAATGTCCGTTTAAATGTTTTGTTAAGTTGTAATACTTTTTGCCAAGTTGATCGTCTGGTATCATCGTTAGATATTCATGTTCTATGTTTAACAAATCTTGACGATTTGTATATACTCTGATGATGATTCTGCGTTTGAAGTCCCTCTTTCTTCTATTATAGGAGTTTCTCATCCACGTAGAACTACAGATGTAGCTGTCATCTTCTTTGCCCCAATGAGAACCAATGTAATATCTTTTGTGCTTACGATCAAACCAAATGTAAACGAAACCATATTTCTGCATACAAAAATGCTCCCTTGATGTTATCGCGGGAGCATTAATGCTACTTTAGAATACTCTCGCAAGAGTATTTATATAAAGTGTATTTTTAAATGATGTTTGCGACAACGAAACGACGGTAGAAAACGTTCTGATTTTGAACGAGCGCACCAGTTGTAGTTGAAGCAGCACCGTTGATTGCACCAGCAGCGAATGGGTTAGCGACCATGCCGTAGCGTGTCTTGAACCCGATCTTTGGCTGGAAGGTATCCTGACCAACTGCACGAACCATCTGTAGTGGAACGTATGGGCAGTAGAACACACCAGCATCAAATGCTGATGAACCCTTGTAACCGACAACGGCGTAGTTACCACCAGCATATGGATCGATATAGACGCGAATGCGACCATTTAGGACACCAGCAAAGGTGTTGCCTGTATCGTCAACCTGGAGGTTGTTGCTGTTTAGAGCAGGAGCGTAGTCAAGAACACCGGCCATCTGTAGAGCAGAAGCAACGTCTGATGAACAGATTAGGATGTTACCTTTACCACGACGAGTTGCCTTGGCAATAGCGTTAGCTTCACGTTCGATCTGGAACATTAGGCCCTTGAACTTTTCAACTGACCAACGGCCGTTTGAGTCAACGTCAAGGTCGAATACGCCTGGGTTAGTAGTATCAACAGCACCTGCGGCTGAAGTTAGAACAACTGTACGAACGACTTCACGGTTGATTTCAGCAAGGATTTCAGCAGAAAGAATGGTTGAAAGTTCTGTTTCTGCATCTAGACCATGGATTGCTTTTAGATCCTGGGCTAGTTCGATTGAATATTCAGCCTTTAGAGCGCGTGAGTTTGCAGTAACAGTAACCTTATCGATTGAGAAGGCCATCTGAGCAAAATCGTTGCCTAGTGTGGTTGAACCTAGCTGTTCAGCATATGAGGTCTGCATACCACCTTCAAAGTTGTAGGTCTGTGAGTTACCTGAAACAATGACAGTGTTTGAAACGCCATAGACGCCACCAAGATCGCTTGAAGCACCACCGACAACCTGTGTGTTACCAACAGTTGTATTAGCAGTGATAGAAGCGTTTGAGCCGTAGTATGATGACTGGGCAGTGTTTGGTTCGTAGTAGAACGCATCGTTGCCAGCCTGGTTTGAATACTGTGGACGTAGAGCGAAGATTAGCCCAGTTGGACCAGTCATTGGCTGAACACCGCAGATGTCATAAGCGATTAGGTTAGGCATCGCACGACGAACTAGTGAGATAAGCACTGGATCGTAGTTTAGTGAACCACCTGAAACGTTAGTTGGGGCTGAGTCTGAAGTTTCTAGAAGTGACTGCATTGAGCCTTGGGCACCAGCTTCGCGTAGAGCGGTTTCGGTGTTTTCAAGTAGCTGTGCAACAACCGAACGCTTGTGTGCATCTTGGATCTTTGGAAGATCAGGATGTTCAAGCACTGGGCCCCACTTTGATTGGATCTGTTCGTTGAGTAACATTGTGTTCTCCCTTTTTCTTTCTATTTGGGTTACAGTTATTTATATTTTTACTTTTTTGCAGATTGCGAAATTGCTCTCATGTATACTGACATTGGTCCAGATACGTCTGAATGATCATCGTCATCAGTTTCATAGTCTGTTGCTTCGGTAAAAGCGACTGTTTTCTTTCCACCTTCAGTTGGGAAGTAGGTCTCTTTGATTACACCAAGCTTCTTAGTGAACTCAGTCACGTCTGAATATTCGATGCCTTCAACAAGTGAACGAAGCTTTTCTTGTTGTGTTAGAGGAAGTGTATCAACTGCTTCTGCGAATACTCTATCAACTTCTAGAGAATCGACATAATCCTTCAACTCAACATTTTCTTTAACAACTGAGTTGACGCGGCTTTCAAGATCAATCACTTGCTGTGATAGTTCTTCGATAACATCAACTTTGTCTTCTGGAATATCAACATAGTTTTGTTCAAATAGATCCTTAAGACCATGAATGAAGCCTTCAACGACTTCAGCCTTTAGACCTGATTCAATAGCAATCTCATTATCTGCAACCCATTGTTCGACGGCATATGAGAGATACTTGTCAACGTTCTCTGATAGTTGTTCAATCTTGTCTGCTAGGGCTTCAACTAGATTTGATTCAAACTCTTCTTCGATGCGGGCAACTTCAGCGTATAAACGCGCATTAACAGCAGCTTCAAAAATGGTACGTGCTTTTTCACGTACTTCTTCTGATAGTTCTTCACCACCAAACATGATGTCTAGGTCTTCAGCAGCGATAGTAGCGGCTGATGAACCCTTAGCTGATGTTGGTGAGAGATGCATTTGTGCGATAGTTTCGCCGTCTGACATATCGTCCTTGGCCATTGCACCAGGATTACGGCGAGTAGCTTTGGCTTTTGATGCATCGTGCTTGAAGTTGTCGTCGGTTAGACCCTTGAAGATATCACCGATCTTCTGTGTTGGCATACCTGAAACGTGTGCCATAAGAGCATTGATAGCTTCTGCTTTAGTAGCAAACTGTGGCATTGCTTCTTGACCACCTGATAGCTTATCAGCATCACGACCTTTATGACCATCCTTACCTAGTGGATCGGCTGTGTGGCTGATACCATCGGAAGCGGCGAACTCTTGTAGATTTTCTTCTTTCATTGAACATACCTTTGCGTAGTGGCGTTTTCCGTGAGCAACAGCAGCAGCGTGTGGATGACCTTCATTAGCATCTTCTACTTCATCATAGATATGCTGATGGGCTTCTTCCTTTGACATGCCAGATTTATGTGCATGTCGGGCTGCTTTCTCTGCGATATCGCGAAGATCCTTATCTTGAATGGTCTTTTCTTCCATGACTATTGCTTCCTTTTATTTACTATATGCTATTTATAAAAATGTTTTCGTCGCGAGAGAACTTAGATAGTTTTCGAAAAGACGCATTTGATTATTAGAAATCTCCGTCATCGACATCTTCTTTAGTTCTTTTTTGGTTTCTTCTAGTTTCTCTGCGGCTCTCCAAGAACCAGCAGCAACGTCATAAACCCATTCAACGTTTTCCATTACGCCACGAACGAATGCATTGTGTGCGGAAGGATCAGCAACAATATCAGCAGCAGTGGCAAGCATAAAGTCATCTTGAACGCGCATGATGCCATCGACTGATTTTAGTGTTCCCATGCCACGCGATGAAACGCCTAAGTTTGCGCCTTCATCTAAAAGATTCTTTACAATCAATCCCATTGGTGTTTCTGTGATCTTTGCTTTACCAATGAAGTCTGACCCTTCTTGGCGAAGCGACTTGATCATCATGCAAACACGATCTAGATTGATTGATGGACCAGCAGGATGACCTAGTTCACCGTATGCGCGATTTGTTTCAATAAGTTCTTTTGTGTAACGAGCGACTTCTTTAGCAAGAACTTTTGACTCATAGATACGACCGTTCTTGTTAGGGCGATCACCCATGAGAAAAACACCTTCAACATGATATTGCTTCTTGCCACCTTCAGTGGCTTCTTTTAGAACATCAAGTTTGCTGTCTAGCATTTCGCAAATGAGTTTCATCTTACTTTACTCCGTGTGCTTTGCGAATCTTAGCGAGTATTGCACCAGCAACCTTTTCGCCGCTCTCTTTTGAACCGTATTTCTTACCAGCTTTAGCAGCAATCATAGCAAAGCTTTTGCCTGGTTTGCCCAAGTCTTTGCCTGCGCGACCAGCTTTAGCTGATAGGACTTCTTCTTTAGCTAGTGCTTGCTCACCGTTGTTTTTGAAAGCAGTTGGCTTTGCTGTATCGGTGTTGTCTTTGTTTTCTGAACCGTCATCGTCTTCATCGTCACTATCTTCGTCCTTAGTGTCCGAGATATGCTTTGCGACTGAGTTGACAAAGTTCTTGGCTAGTTCTAGTTTTTCTAGAACCCAATCAGGAAGCTTTGCGTTGTCTTCAATGTTTTCGTATAGTTCGGCGGCTTGTGTGGCAATCACTTCAAGATTGTCACGAGCGGCAGTTACAGTTTCGTCTGCACCTTCGTCGCTGTCATCGTCGCCAGCATCTGAATCTGTGTTCTTGTTGCTGCCGTCTTTGCCCATTCCTGGCTGATCTGATGAAGATGATTGACCTGACCAACCTGGGCTGTCTGAAGTTGCTGGAGCAGGAGCCATTGGCTCACCTAGTTCTGATAGATACGCTTCACTGGTAACAACCTGTGGTGGAATCTTTACATGATGCTTCTTTTGTTGCGGTTCTGATGTATCATCACCAGCAACTTCTGAGGTTTCATGCTCTGAACCATGCGTAGACATTGCACCTTTCTTTTGTGCATTGACTGGTTCTACCTTTACCTTACGTGCAGCCATAGCAACTACAGATTCGGCAACTTTCTTTTTGATTTTTTCTTTGTTTGTTTCGCCATGTCCGTTACGATATGCAGCTTCGTCTTGGCCAGTTTCATAGTCGGCGCGGCGAGTTGTATCATCTTTTACGCTACCACCATCAAAAGTGTCTTCATTTTCTTTTGGAGACATATTTGGCTGATTGCATCTAAGTGTTGGATGTGCTGCACCAAACTTCTTAATGCCAGCTTTAGCTGCATCACCAAGAACGTAGTTGGCAATGTCTTCAGCAGGAGCCTTGACTAGTTTACGAGCCAAGTCCTTAGGCTGATTTGGAATCGCCATCTTTGATTTGTTGTCTTGGTCAGCCATATTAGTCCTCTGTGTTAAAAAACTTCTTTGCTACTTCAATCTTCTTATCGTCTAGGATTTCTGCAACGCGATCCTTTAGAATAGAATCAACGGCTGCTTGAACTCCGACGATATTACCGTCAATAGCAAAGTTAACGATATCTGATGAATCATAGTCTGACATAATATTCTCCACTTTTTGATTATTCTTATTTATATTTATAGTATTACTGACTTAGCTGAGGTTCTTCTGGCCCACTTTGTTGTTGTCCAGGAGGTCCAGCTGGTGCACCAGATCCGTCATCAGGCATTTGTGGCTGAGGAAGTTGTGCTTGAAGTTCCATTTGTTGTTTCTGCAACTCAAAGTTCTTCTCTACATCTTCTTGCATTTCAATCTGCATCTGTGCAATATCATCATCTGATAGCTGTAGGATCTGCTTCTGTACCCACTCTTCTGAGTAATACTTACCAACATATGGATCAACTAGAGCAAGTGTATTGATTCTGTTTGTAATGATTTCAGCTTGTTTCAACTCTGCGAAGTAGTTGTCAACCTGAAAGTCAAAGTGAATCTTATTGTGAATGTCTTTCCAGTCTACGTCTGAAATAACACCAGTTAGAATAAGCTGCTTTTCAAGTGTCTTGTAGAATAGTTCTGCAAACTTGGTACGAAGGCGAAGAATGAACTTCTGAAACTTCAACTCATCGCGGCTGATTTCAGATGAACGCCCTAGATTGAATCCAGAGTCGCTGATCATGCGAGACACAGGAACGTTTAGCGACTGATAAAGTTTCTTTTCAAAATATTCAACGTCGGCTAGTTCGCCTAGGTTCTGACCTGAAGGCAATGTAGTAACCTGAGTACCACCACCATCAGCACGGCGAGGGAACCAGAAGTCTTCTAGCATCGTCATAAACTTACGATCATCACGAATGTTGCCTGTCGTGGCATCGTAGATCAAGCGGTTTTTGTGCTTGACCATGATGTCGCGAACATACTGCTCGGCTTTCATTTTTGGTAGATTGCCAACATCGATTGAGAAGATACGACGCTCTGGCGCACGAGAGATACGGTAGATGACGGTAGCGTCTTCTAGAATACGAAGCTGGTTAAGTGGCTTGATTGCTTTGTGTAGATAGCCAAGGACGATTTTATTATCTTTATCGACCACACCAGATGTGACGTGGACGATTGAGTCCTTGGCGATCTGTAGCCCCTGATTGTCCATACCGGTAGCAGAAGCGCCTTTGAAGCCGCGTTCATTATACATGTAGAACTCTGAGTCTGTTACGTTGGTGTAAATCTGCCCTTTACGAACACGCTTGACTGGACGGATCTTTCTGATCTTACGTGGGTCAATATAGCGTAGTTCTTTGATGCCTGAACGAGGATCATTGATGTCGATCATCACGTGGTAGTATAGACGACCATCAACGTACCAACGCTTGAAGATTTCGTAGCCGTAGTTATTAAAATCAAATAACTCTGAAACTTTTTCCCATTCTTGAGAAATACGTTCTTTGATATTGTCGGCATATTCTAGATCGTCTAGATTGATTTCGACAATCTTTTTATTGTCTTCTTTAACAATCGCTTCCGAAACGATATCATTAACCGCCAGTTCTACTTCTGGCTGAATAGACATTTCGCGATACTTGGCAACGATTTCGGCTTCAGTTCTAGCAGAACCTTCTAAGTCGAGATACGTACCGTAAGTACCACCAGCAGAAACAACTAGAGCCCCATCATCTGTCTCTCTAGGAGCAAATGATGGGATGTCTAGTTGTTCTTCTTCTCTTTTAAATTCCCAACCAAATAACTTTACCATTACAATTCCTTAGTAGACGTTTTATAATCTACTTATATGTCATTATTGTGTAGATAGTGTTGATGTTGTACCAGAAACATTGTAGTAATCATATTGGAATGTAACATTGAACTCTTCAATCTGATCAGTTGCATTCCAATCTAGACCAATAGCAGTGATATCTTGTGGATAAATGCCATCGAATGTATAGGTACGAATTGTATTACCTTGACGGTCATACTGGTTTACAATAGCAGTAGATTTGTATGCTAATGTATCATTAAATCCAGCAGATCGAATGTTGGTCTGTAGAGAGTTGATCGCATTTGACCAATTCTCCAAGGCGTCACGAATTAGAAAGTCTTCATCGTTGACTACAGTTACTTGCCATGGCTGAAACTGACGGTCGCCCGCTAGATTGATTTTACGACCAAAATAAGGAACTTGATAGTTTCCGAGTGAAACTTCTGGAATAGAAGATGCCTTTACAAGGAAAGGCACCTTAATGTCGGCAACTGTAGTTGCTGGATTAGTAAACTGTACGCTGAATAGCGACTGTCTAGCGCCTCCATATGTAAGTTGCGATTTGAAGTTATTGATATCAAAACTCTGAGCCATTGTTTATTCTCCTATTTCTTTCTATTAAAACTGTCCAACGATTTCAGAGAAATCAACACCTGACCTTACGGCGACGAAGTTCAACTGGATATAGTTGATTGATCGTGCTGGTTTAATATAAATGTCGCCAACGAACTGATTTGCATTGATGACAGCAGGAGTATTGTTCGTAGAATCGCATACTACCTTAAAGTCTTGAATGCCTTGTAGCCCTTGAACTTGCTTCAAGAAAGGAGTGACAAGCGAAACAAACTGTGCTTGCGTGAATGAGTTGTTGAACTCAAATAGCAAGTTCTGTGCGGCTTGTGATATTGTCTTTTCAAGAATAATGAATAGACGACGGACGTTGATACGATCAAAGGCAGATGGATTTGATAGTGTTTTATCACCATTCAAGATTGTGCCCTGACCTGGGAATGTCACAACTGGATTGACGCCTAGTGGATATAGAATATCGCGATCTGCTTTAGTTGGATTATAAGAAAGTTTAACGATATTCTTGATCTGGCCACGATTGAAACCAGCAGGTGACCACCATGGATCGCGAACATTATCGGTAAATACGCATAGACCAGCGATGTCTCCATTTAGTGGAACATAACGATATACGTCATTGTACTTGTCGTACTGATATTTGTAGCCAGAATCCATGACACCATATGAAGATGCTGTTAAGCCAGCACGGAAGTTTTGAACAGAAGCAAGTTCATTACCTACGTTGTTGACAACTGATGAAGCATTTGGTGAAATGAACACAACGCAGTCCATACGTGGCTGAGCAATGTTCTGGATTAGATAGTTGCCAAGTAGCGTTCTATTTGTTTCGTCTGATTTCCCGGTCATTAGAAGAGAAATCGAAGCGCGTTCGGTTGACTTATAAAGATCATAAGCGGCAGTGATTGCACCGATGTTTGATCCAACATTGCTTTCTGAGAAGCCATCTTGACCGCCAGCAAAAGCGATAGTTGTAGGAACAACATCAGTTAGTGTTGTCATATTGGCTGAAGTATTGGCATATGAAGCAGTTGGCAGGTTTGTTACCCAAACATAGTTTGAGTTTTGATTTAAAACATTTAGATAGTAG